GAAGCAACTTCTGAATATGGTGCTCAAGTAAATCAATTCAATATTAGAAATAATTTGTTCTTATTAAAAGGACAAGATAATTCAAATTCATTTACTCAAAAATTAGTAGATGGAGCTGGATTATCAACAATTTATAGAATAGCACAAGGATATGGTTCTTTAGCTGGAGTTGGTGGTGATGTTAGTATTAAAAAAGCATACATCAATCTTACACCAAATGTTCAAAAATATGATTTATCGACAGCACTTTATAGTGCAGAATCGGCATCTTATGGAACTGCTTTGAGTGGTGGAGTAAAAAGAGATATCGTTAGAGTATTTTATGAAGCAACTCCTGCAATTACAAGATTTTTTGACCCGTATTCGGTTGGTGCACAGGGTACATTAAATTTGATGAGTGAGTTGGGATTTGGTAACTATTCTCCAGCAGCACAATTTTTATTAATGCCATTATATGAAGATGTAATGAGAATGCAACAAATTGAATTCAATGATGCTATTAGAAAATCTTCACATACTTTTAATATAGTAAATGATAATATTGAAGTATTTCCAGTTCCATTTACTGGTGGATTGCAAAAAATGTATGTTGAGTATTTTGAAAGAGAAGAATTTGATAATAATTCAGCAGTAGTTAAATCCGATGTTGTTGCCGATTACTCAAATATTAAATATGATTTCATACCATATAATGATATAAACGAAGTTGGTAAACAATGGATTAGAAAATACACTTTAGCACTTGCAAAAGAATTATTAGGTGCAATTAGAGAAAAATATTCTACAATTCCAATTCCGGATGCAGAAGTATCGTTAGATGGTGCTGCATTGAGAGCAGAAGCACAACTTGAAAAAGATACTTTAATAGAACAATTGAGAGAAAACTTAGAAGAATTGAGTAGAAAAAATCAATTCGAAATTCAAAAAAATAGTGCGGATTATCATCAAGATATGTTGAGAAAAGTTCCGTTAAAATTATATGTAGGATAATATGCCAAAGTTTATATCACAAAGAGATGTAACATTTTTTAAACACATTGCAAGGGAAGCTGTTGATGCTGTTGTTGAAAATGTTTGTGTTTTATACAAAATTAATTTAGCAGATACCAAAATTAATATCTATGGTGAAGCTATTGGTAAAACATGGCATCCTGGTGTCGAATTGAATGTTTTAATAAACAAATCACAACAAGCTCAAAATTACGAAGGATTTGGACCTAATACAAATCAAAATGTTCAATATAATTTTGATAGATTTATGTTAGAAGAAAAAGGAATTTATCCTGAAGTTGGTGATATCATATACTTTGATACTGCTTATTATGAAATTAATAATGTTAACGAAGTTCAGTATAGTGGTGGTTTACCACAATTTAACTTTAGTGTTGTTTGTGAAACATTTATGGTTTCTAAATCATTACTTAACATAGAAGAAAGAATAAAATAATATGTCTACAAATCCACTAAGACCAGACTTAAACAGAGCAAAGCAAATTAAATCCGAAACGGGAGATATAAAACAAAGTATCACCCTTTTTGATATCGATTATGCTATGATGTCTTATTTAGAGGACACGGTTTTACCAACATTAGATGATAATGGTAAAGCATTAAAAATTCCTGTTATATATGGTAATTCCGAAAGATGGAATGGTTCACGTAGACAAGGTGTTTATAGAGATGCAAAAGGTAAATTACAATTACCTTTAATGATGATTAGAAGAAATACGGTCGCAAAAGATGAAACAATGCCATTTTTGAGAAGAGGTGTTTATTATCAAACAATTTCTAAATATTCAAAAGATAATCGTTATGACCATTTTAGCCTTTTAGGTGGTGCAGTAAAACCAAAAAGAGAATTATATAATATTTTAATGCCAGAGTTTGTAGAAATAACTTACGAATGCATGGTATGGACTGCATACACAGAACAATTAAATGAAGTAATAGAAGCATTAAATTTTACAGGACAATATTGGGGTGATAAAGACAAATTTAAATTCAGAACACAAGTTACCGATTATAATGTTATAAATGAAGTTGGTGATGGAACTGAGAGAATTAATAGAGTTGAATTTAGTTTGGTTACAAAAGCATACTTACTTCCAGAAAAATTCGATGGAGAATCTCCAATTAAAAAATCTATGTCCGTAAAAAGAGTTGTTGTTGCAACGGAAGTGGATGTAACTGGAAATGGTAGATTGGAAGGATTATTAACAACTCCATCTCCGTACTATGATAATAAAGATTTGATTGATTTTTTATCTTTAAATAATAGTACAACTCAAAATCCTACAACAAACAATACAATAACTTTTAGTAATATTAAATTAATAAAAACACCGGTATCACTACAATCGGTTATAGCATCTGCATTGACGGATGGTGATGACTCATATGATGTTAAAGTTTATATAAATGGTGTTAGATATTATTTTAATACACATTTTACAATAAGTTTAACTACATCATCTTTCACAATTGATTTTGATAGTGGTGCACTAGGATTTACCGTAGATTCTGGAGATGAAATTGCAATTACAGGTAAATTTATTGATTTATAATGAAAAGAAGTTTATTAGACATAACTCAAACGATGTTTAGAAAGCCGGGCAATGTAATTTTAACTCCAAAAGATTTAAATAATCCTACTTATTGGATTTTTGAAGCAAAGGGTTGGAAATTTGTAGAATTATTGAGAGAAATTGAATATAGAGTGGAGCAAGATAGAGTAAGAGTATACATAAACACACAAAATATTTCAGCAAAAGATTATATTATTGAACTGGGTGATAGTGGTTTATTATTTAAATTTATTAAAAGTAGATTTGAATATAATTTAGATGAAAATGATTTTATTGAAGTAAAAGGTGATATAGAACAATATGCTTAGACAATTTAATTCAAATGCAAGAAAATTGAATAGAGTGATTCCTGCAAGAATCAATCCGGAAAATCTTGCGAATTTGGATTTAACAGGAAGCTTACAAAATATTGAAGCACCAACTACAAATAAATTTAATTCAAATACTCGTTCTAATCCAAATCCAATAAAATTAGTAAATAACAAAAATACAATATCTTCATTTCATCAAGAAATTTTGGAACATAGTGCAAGATATGTTAGTAGACAAATTGATACATTTGATAATTCCGAAAATACACTTACAATTTATAATGTTAGATTAGATTACGGAACGGAAGGTGCATCATCGGATAACTTTGAAGTTTTAGTTTATGGTTTACATATTCCTGGAGATTATACCATTACTGAAATTGGAAATAATGTAGTTGTAAAATTGAATGATGAATATATTGATTTTGATAATGTAACAATAAATGATATTTATGTTATAGGTAAATTGGTAGAAATACCGATTGCTTCAGAAAACAACATAGTTTTATCAACTGAAAACGATTTAGATTTAATTATATAAGATGGCAACAGCAAGAAAAAGAATATCGGAATTAACCGCATTAACATCGGCATCATTAGATACGGTGATAGTTGGTGTAGATAATGGTACAACCTATAAAATAGAATTGGATGTTCTTGCAGATGCAGTTACTTCCAGAGTAAATACATTGGATAGAGAAAGGTTATCATCTTTAGAGTCCGTAACATCTTCTTTTGAAATTAAAGGTAGAAGTGTTGTAAGTTCATCCGTGCAAATAACTGGATTAGGATTTACAACAACATCTTCATTTCAATCATTCAGTTCATCGGTTCATTCGGAAATACTTGCAGCAACTAACGAACAAGATTTAACACCATATGTTACTGAAATAGTGTATGGTGTATTAAGTGGAAGTGTTGATAGTAGATTGGATAATGTGGAAACATTTACTCAATCAATAGATAATAGAGTTGATAGTTTAGAAAATTGGAGTTCATCTTTAACAGATACATTTGCAACCGATTTGGAAGTTTCAATTATAAGTAGTTCAGTAGCTGCAACAATTGGTATCGTATCTCAGCAAACTGGTTTAGTAACAACTTCATCTTTTAATGATTATACCGCATCACAATCTACATCATCATTGGTAAATAGATTAAACGCAATTGAAAGTGTAAGTGGTAGTTGGATTACTGAAAGTGAAACTGGTTCATTTTTGACAAATTTGAATGGAGCAATAAGTTCTTCATCTCAATTAACATCATCATTTGATACCCGATATACAATAAGTGGTAGTGTAGGAGCAACTCCATTAGGAACTATTAGTGGTTCTGCTCAAATAACCGCATTTGGATTCATAAGTTCTTCGGATAGTACAACCGCATTAAATTTATATACGGCATCATTGAATAATGCAATTGAATTGACGGGTTCAACTGTTTCTTTCTTAGGAAATATTGTTGTATATGGAACTCAATCGGTAATTAGTTCACAAAATGTTGAAATTAGTGATAATATTCTTTATTTATCACCAACTGCATCTACCGATAATGATTTGGGTATAGTTGGTCACTATAACGATGGAACTTATAGACATGCTGGTATCTTTATGGATGCAAGTGATGGGCATAGTTGGAAAGTATTTAACGGATTGCAAACCGAAACAACTGCAATTGTTGATACATCTGGTACTGGATTTACATTAGCAGATTTCAAAGCAGGAGTAATTACAGGTACTTCATTCAATGGTGTAATAAATGCAACAAATGGTGTGATTAGTGGAAGTTCACAATTAACTTCTTCATTTGATACGAGATATGCAATATCGGCAAGTTATTTAACAAGCCTGAATGGTGCAATTAGTTCATCATCACAATTGACAGGTTCGTTTGATACACGATATGCTTTGAGTGGAAGTGGTGGTTCTTTACCATCAGGTTTAATTAGTGGTTCTTCACAATTAACTTCTTCATTCGCTACAACTGGTTCAAACTCTTTCAACGGAAACCAAACAATAACGGGTTCATTAATAGTAAGTTCAGTAGCAGTTGTAAATGGTGGAGTGACAATACCAACCGGTTCAATTATATCTTTGACAAGTGGTAGTAATCTTTTTGTAGATGCAAGTGGTGGAATTACGGGTTCATTAAGTGGTTCAGTTTTTGGAATTGGTGATGTAGTTGCATTTAGTTCTTCTGTTAATACAAGAATTAATAATATTGTTTCTGCACCTGCAGGAACTATTAGTGGTTCTTCACAATTAACATCTTCATTTGATGTTCGATATGAAACAATCGGTAGAGGAATTGTTAGTGGGTCATCACAATTGACAAGTTCATATGATAGTAGATATACATTAACATCATCATTTAATTCGTTTACAGCATCTGCACAAGCAGTAACAACTGGTTCAAATACATTTAATGGAACACAAACAATTACTGGTTCATTAAACATTACTAATGGAAATATTGTTGCATCCCAAATAACTGCAAATACTGCATCACTTTATTTGACAAGTGGAAGTAATTTAATTGTTCAAAATAATGGATTAGTAGAAATTACCGGTTCATTAGTTGTAAGTGGTTCAGTAAATATCGTAACAACATCTCCATTACAAATCGGAACTGGTAGTGGTGATGAAGGTGGTGAAATTTTGTTAGCAAAATCAGCAACAAATTCAACTTTAACTGGAAGTGGTATCACAATAGATTCATACAGAGATAGATTACGAATATTTGAACAGGGTGGTGATGCAAGGGGTGTTTATATTGATTTAGCTAAAACTCCAACAGGTGTTTCGGGTGAATTGATATGGAAAGCATCTGGAATCGTAAACGCAGGAACATTTGTAACTTTGGATAATATCAAAGCAACTCTAACATCAAGTAGTAATAGAGGATTGAGTGTTGCCGCAGTATCAACAAATTTTAGTGCAAACATATCCGCTTATCACGCATATTCTGGTGGTATTGCAGGTATTAGTGCAAATAACCAATCAATAACAACCACCCCAACAACTTCTTTATTTGGTTGGAATTTCCCAGCGGAAGCAGATGGTTCGTATTATAACATATTGGATAAAACAAACAATAGATTTTATCGTATTACATTAATGATAGGAGCATCATTCAACAATAACTTTATTTCAATAGAAAGATTATATTAAAATGAGTATAACATTTTCAAAAGGATTTAGTATATTACCAATACCTACATTTGTAAGTAGTGGATTGGTATTACATTACGACCCATCTAATGTTGCATCATATCCAGGAAGTGGAACAACTATTACGGATTTAAGTGGAAATGGTAGAAATGGAACAATGTCAAATTTATCCTTTACATCTCCATACTTTACATACAATGGTTCTTCTTCACAAATTTCGGTTGCAGATAATGCATTGTTAGAACCAGGTAGTGGTGATTGGACAATAGAAGTTTGGGTAAATCAATCAGTAGTTGGAAATGATGTGGTACTTGGTAAATTTAATACAGGTGGGTTGGCATCAAATGTAAGTTATAGTATTAGAACTACATCTTCAACATATTATGCACAATTTGGGTCGGGTACCGGTTCAGGTTCTACATTATATCAAAATAGTTCAAATCATGTTGGAACACTTAATACTTGGTATCAGATAGTTTATGTATTTACTAATATTGCAACTAACACACTTGAAACATTTGTGAATGGTAGTAGTATAGGTAGTGTAGGACATAGTTTGGCTAGTTTATTAAATACAACTACAAATTTATACATTGGTTCATACAATGGTGGTGAATACAATCAATGGTTTGATGGTAAAATTGGTATAACAAGATTATATAATAAAGCATTGACTGCATCCGAAGTTTTAAATAACTACAATGTAGATAAATCTAAATACGGATTATAATATGGCAATAGAATTCAGAGGAGGTAATATATCAATTGGTTCAACGGCTTTGTATCCGTTTACATCTTTTACGTTTACAACGGCTGGGGCTAGTGGTTCATTAGGCCCATCAGGTTCTGCAATATTGTCATCTTACACCGGTTCTTCATCTGGAAGTTATTTTTCAAATCCAACATATTTCACAACGGGTTCATTTCAAGGTTACCAAATATGGACTGTTCCTGAAACGGCAACCTACGAAATTCAAGCAGCAGGCGCGAGGGGTGGAACTGCACCTACCTATTCCGGTTCATTGACTTGGGGTAATGGTGCAATTATTAGAGCAAGAGTTCCTTTAACACAAGGACAAAAAATAATGATGGTTATTGGCCAAGTTTCTGATGCATTTGGTGCAAACGTAAACCAATATGGTTCATATCAAGGATTTGGTGGAGGAGGTGGTTCATTCGTAACTATTTCAGGCTCATTACCAACTCCATTAGTAGTAGCCGGTGGTGGCGGCGGTAGTGCTAGATATGCATCATATAATGGTAATAGTGTTCAAATTGGTAGAAGTGGTTCAACATCAACATCTGGTACTCCATCGGTATTTGGAGCAACAGGTGGTAGTGGAAGTTTAGGAGGTCGTTCTCATATTAGTGGTTCAACCATATCTGCAAACGCATATGATGGTGGTGCAGGTGGTGGATTTTTAGGAAATGGTGAAAATGGTAACGGAACTCTTACAAGACCATTCATTGGTGGAACATACGGAGAAGGTGGTAACGCTTTTGTAAGTGGTTCTAAAGGTGGTAATGCTTCTACATCGTGGGGTGCACCACCAACATATCCTGCTTCGTGGGGTGGATTTGGTGGAGGTGGTTCTGGTAATGGTATCATCGCTGGTGGAGGTGGAGGTGGATACTCCGGTGGTGGAGGTGGATATACTGCAACATCTCCTGGTGCAGATGGTGGTGGAGGTGGTGGTTCATTTGTTTACACTTTGGCATCATCGGTAGCAACATCAAATGGATTGTATGATGGATTATCTACATTTAGTGGAAGTGCAATTACAAATCTTAATTCATACAATAGTGGAAGTGGATATATACGAATAACTAAATTATAAGATATTTATAGGATATGGCAAGTTTAATTAGATTAAAACAAATAGAAAGCGGTTCTGCATTGGAAACATCTGCACAAGTAGGTTCGGATTTTAGTGGTGCTGTATACGAAATCATAGATGGTGCAGGATTAATATCTTCATCTGCACAAGTTGATTTAGTACAAGCATCCAACTACGATGGTTTTGTTGTTCAATTAGATTTGACAATGAGTAGTGATTTGGAAAGAAATATTGTAAGTGCATCTATATCACAATCGATTTCTATACTTTCTCAAACATATGTGACAACTGCTTCATTATTTGATTTAAGTTCTTCGATTGCAACAACGGATAGTGCAAGTCAACATTTGATAGCACAGTTGAGTTCATCCGTTCAAGCAACAACTGGTGACTTTAGTGCATCGGTTGCTCAACAATTTAGCAGTTCTTATGCAACAATTTACTCAATCAGTTCTTCAATAGATACAACAATAAACAATTTAAGTTCTTCTGTTGCAACATTATTGAGTGCATCGGAAGCAAATATTATTTCAATCAGTTCTTCTATCAACACATCAATTAGTAGTAGTGATGCAACATTTGCAGCATTTAGTAATTCAATTGATGATACAATATTGAATAAGATGAATGTAGTAGGTGTAATTAGTTCTTCTGCACAATTAACAGGTACAACATTGAAGGGTATTACAATCGCACCAGTAGACTCAGATTCTTACTCATTAATTATAAGTGGTGCATTGGCAGTTGTAAATGCAACTAATTTAACAGATGGTGGATTTGGAGATAATGATGCAACGGTTCCGGCCCAAATTTATTTAGATGGAAACCCAACAACGGCATCTGCACCACCACCTCCAGACCCATCTACAAACAATCAACCTAATTCAAATATGATAGATATGGGTGAGTTTTAATATAATAAAAAAAATATAACAAAAAAAATCGGTATTAGATAACAAAAATCATATTTATTACCGAATAACCTTAATTAAGAGAATAATATTACAATATGGCACAAATCATTAGACACAGACGTGGTAGTTTGGAAAGCCTTTCGGCAGCAACCTCATCGTTTCAAAAAGGTGAATTAATAATCGTATCGGGTTCTTCAAACATCACCGCAACAAATGGTTCCGGTATGGTGTTTGCAGCCGTAGAAAGTGGTTCAATACAGGCAGTAAACAGATTTATTGTTGGTGATAATGCCCCTAATACATTCGCTGCAGGAACTTATAACGGATTGGTAAAGGGTGTACCTTACTACGCAAGTGGTAGTTCAACTTTATATTTACTTGGTTCTGACGGAAATGATATTCCAGATTTAACAGGTAACATTACAAACTTTAGTGCATCGGTTGTAACATCATTCTCAGCAAGTAATGCAAGTATAACAGCATTATCCGCTTCAGTTGCATCTGTAACTGGTGATTTTAGTTCTTCAGTAGCAACTTCATTCTCAGCAAGTAATGCTAGTATAGTTGCGTTATCTGCTTCTGTTGCATCTGTAACGGGAGATTTCAGTTCTTCAGTTGCAACTTCATTCTCAGCAAGTAATGCAAGTTTGACTGCATTATCTGCTTCGGTTGCATCGGTAACAGGAGACTTTAGTGCTTCAGTTGCTCAAACATTTACAACTCAAAGCCAAAGAATTTCTTCATTAGAATCATTTAGTGGTTCGCAGTTAACTCAAAATACCGATTTAGCAACTATTACTGGTTCTTTGATTAGTTCTGCATCGACTGCAAAATCTACAAACGATACACAAGATGGTAGATTAGATAATATTGAATTATTTAGTGCGAGTGTAAATACATCGGTTTCTAACTTAAATTCAACAACTGCAAGTTTAAACACTTCGGTTGCAAACATAAATTCATTTACATCATCTCAATTAACTCAAAATACCGAATTAGCAACGGTTACGGGTTCATTGATATCTTCAGCTTCAAATGCAGCAATCGCAATTGCAAATTTAAATGCAAATAGTGGTTCTTACGCATTATTAAGTGGTTCGAACATATTCTACGGCACTCAGGTAATTACAGGTTCAATGTATATTACACAAGACTTAGTGGTATATGGTTCATCATCTTTATTTAATGTAACCGCATCTGCGTTAGATATCGGACAAAATACGATTGTATTAAATACAGCAACACCTGCAGTTAGATTTGGTGGTATTTCGGTAGCAGATAGTGGTTCGGGAGCAGGAGCAAGTGGTTCATTATTCTGGGATTCCGTAAATAACCACTGGTTGTATCAACACCCATCTGGTGGTGCTGAATCATATAATTCTGCTAGATTAATTGCTGGACCTGAAAATAGTGGTTCATTAGGTAATGAGGCTGGATTAACGATTGGTAAAATTACATTAGCAACCGGTGAAGACCATATTAGTGATTCAATCATAACACAATCACCTGATAATGGTACAATTTCAATAGATGGTGATTTAGATGTAACCGGTTCTGTAACTGCAACTTCATTTAATGGTACAATTAACTCAACAAATGGTGTAGTTAGTGGTTCATCTCAAATAACAATTTCTGACACAACCGGATATGGTGACTTTAGTGGTTCTATATCTGCATCAATTGCAGCAGTAGTTGCAAATGTTGGTAGTGGTGTAGGGGTTTCAATAACAAACCTAAACTCATTTACATCTTCTCAATTAACTCAAAATTCAGACTTAGCAACTTATACTGCAAGTGTTGAAACGAGATTAACTGAAATAGGCACAGTAAGTGGTTCATTGATTGCTTCGGCATCAACTGCTAAAACAACAAATGATACACAAGATACTAGATTAACTAATATCGAATCATTTAGTGCAAGTGTTAATACTTCAATTAGTAATTTAAATAGTACATCCGAAAGTGTAAATACATCGGTAGCAGCATTAAATAGTTCATCAGCATCTCAACAAGTTAGTATAGATGCATTGAATACGGTAAGTGGTTCAAATTTAATTAGATTAACAAATTTAGAATCAACTTCTGCAAGTGTAAATACTTCTATAACTAATATAAACTCATTTAGTTCTTCTGTATTAACACAATTAACTGAAATTGGAGTTGTAAGTGGTAGCTTGATTGCATCGGCATCAACAGCAAAAACTACAAACGATACGCAGGATGGTAGATTGGGTGAATTAGAATCCAAATCAGCAAGTGTTGATATTTCAATAGCAGCATTAAACTCATATACATCTTCAAATACTTCTACAAACGCATTGAATGCATTTACTGCATCTGCGGAAACTAGATTTACTGAAATCGGAGTTGTAAGTGGTTCATTAATCGCATCAGCATCTGCAGCAAAAACTACAAATGATGCACAAGATGTTTCAATAACTAATTTGAATACATTTAGTGCAAGTGTTAATACATCAGTATCAGCATTAAATAGTTCATCGGCATCTCAGCAAGTAAGTATTGATGCATTAAACACAGTGAGCGGTTCAAACTTAATTAGATTATCTAATTTAGAAAGTACATCTGCAAGTGTTAATACATCGGTATCTAATATTAATACATTTACAGCATCGGCTGATATTAGATTAACAAATTTAGAATCAACTTCTGCAAGTGTTAATACTTCAGTAAGTAATTTAAATTCAACAACCGCTAGTTTAAACACTTCGGTATCAGAATTAAACTCTTACTCATCTTCATTAAAAACTGCATTTGAATTTACTGGTTCTAATGTTGTAGTATTAGGTGATTTGACCGTAAAAGGAACAACTACATCAGTAGAATCTACAACTATCCAATTAGGTGATAATATCATCGAATTAAATGGTACAGGAGTCGCAAACGGTGGTTTATTGGTTAAAGACCCAACTGCACCTAATACGGTAAGTGGTTCTTTACTTTGGGATTCTACAAACGATTATTGGAAAGCTGGAGCAGCTGGAGCTGAATCTAAAGTTCTTTTAGCAGCTGGTGATTCGGTAGTAAGTGGTTCATCTCAAATTACAATTAGTGATACAACTGGGTTTGATACATTTAGTGGTTCAATTGCAACTTCAATAAGTGCATCGGTAGCAGCATCAACTTGGGAAAACTTAAATGGTAAACCAGCTGGTATAGTAAGTGGTTCATCTCAAATTGATATAACTGCAACTGATGGATTTACAACATTTAGTTCATCAATTGAAACAAGAATTTCATTAATAGACGGAGGAACATATTAATAAAAAATAAAGAATAAATAGAAATATATGGCAACAAATAATCCAACTTCATCGATTTTACTGAAACGTTCAGGGGTAGCCGGTTCAGTGCCTACAACGACATCGTTGCAGGTAGGTGAAATAGCTTTAAATACCTATGATGGTAAAGCGTTTTTACACAAGTCTGGTTCAACTGATGAGGTAGTAGAAATCGTAGTTGCCGGTGCAAATGTAACCGGGTCAATTAGTCTTACTGGAGCAGTTAGTGCATCAATAGTATCCGCATCTACATTTATAGGTAGTGGTGCTCAATTGACGGGTGTAACCGCATCTATGAGACCGGATGATTTTGATTTCAATTCTGACCCATTTGCAGGAACAATGGGATATATTCAAGGTAGTGGTTCTCTTTATAAAGTAGCAACTACTGATAACCAAATTGATTTCAGATATAATGATGTAACAATTGCAACTATTACAACTGCAAACGGATTTAGTGGTTCATTATTTGGAATTGGTGATGTGTTAGCATTTAGTGGTTCGGTAGCAGATAGATTATATAGTTTAGAAATTTCAGCATCATTTGGACCAGATGCAGGCCAGTTCTAAAATTCAACAAAATTATAGTAGAAACCCCTCATAGTAGGGGTTTTTCTTTTTATAATATATTTATGTTCGTAGTATATACTACATTTGTTGTTAAATAACTTAAAATACGCCATATGGCATCAATTGTTCAACTGAAACGCTCTGCGTTATCGGGAAAGGTACCTGATACAGGTTCACTAAATTTAGGAGAATTAGCGGTAAACACTTACGATGGTAAGATTTACTTTAAAAAATCAGGTTCAATTGAATCGGTTGAAAGTGTAGTAACAACAAATTCGGTAGTAACTGGCTCTATTAGATTAGAAGGAACCGGTTCTTTTGGTTCTTTACAAGTAAACGACACACTTACAGTCAATCATGGTGTAAGTGTAATAAGTGGTTCATTGGGAATCACATCCGATTTGACGGTTTTAGGTCAAATCAATGCAAGACAATTTAATATTGCAATCATATCCTCTTCGACATTATTTGAAAGTGGTTCATCCAATTTCGGTAATAGTTTAGATGATACACATACATTTACGGGTTCAGTAAACATAACGGGTTCATTTTTATTAAATGGACAAGAAGTAGGTGGAGGAACAACAACCGGTTCATTTACGGGTTCATTTACTGGAGATGGTAGTGGATTAAGAGGTGTCGTTAGTGATGATTTACCGATAGATGGTTGGGATTATGAATCAAATAGTTCAGCATCGATTAGTGAATTTAATAATGAATCTAAAAAATATATAATAGATTTTCAATGGGAACAAGAAGTCGGTACACCAATTGGATTTAAAACATTCATTTCAAATGTAACGGGTAGTTCACAAATCGTTCCAACCGAAGAAGGAATTAAATTTATTGTAGCAAATCAACAAGTTGCATTGGTAGGACCTAATGGTATTGAATCTGTGCCACCTGCAGGAACTGTTAGTGGTTCTTCTCAATTAACATCTTCATATGATGAAAGATATGTTTTAAGTGGTTCGATAACGCAAACTACTTGGGATAATATCGCTTCAAAACCTACCGGAATAATAAGTGGTTCATCTCAATTAACTGCATCAGTATTAGCAACAACAGGTTCGAATACATTTGTAGGAACACAAACTTTAAGTGGTTCTATCATACCAGCAATCGATAATACCTATGATTTAGGTTCTGCAACTTACCAATGGAGAGACATATATGTTTCGTCTGGTTCATTGTATATAGATGGAACAAAGGTTTTGGGTTCTACTGGAAATGAATTACAAATTACAACAGATGAAGGGCAATCAATAAAAATTTTAGAAGCAGGTAGTGATAGTATTATTTTACAATCTGCAGATGGTGATATTCAGTTAAAAACTTCAGGTGGTGGTAATTTATTATTTGACCCTACAACCGGTTTAATTGATGTCAGAGGAACATTCCAAATACAAGATGGATATAAAGTAACATCTTCCGGAGGAAATGGTATTGTTTTTGGAAACAATGTAGTAGTTAGTGGTTCATTGGAAAGTACGGGAAATGTAACCGGTGCAAACATATCAAATTTGCAATCAACATTCAATACATTTACGGGTAGTTCAAATACATCTTTAAATGTATTAAATACATATACCGCGTCAAATGAAATTAATATTTCAAATTTACATTCATATACATCTTCTGTTAAAAATGCAATAAATGTAATCGGACAAGGAACTTCATCGGTGACTACAATATATGGTAATTTGGTTGTAGAAGGAACAACTATTACGGTTAGTGCATCTAATTTGGCAGTTGCGGATAATATGATATATCTAAATGACGGAAACGAAATAACTGACCCGGATTTAGGTATTGCAGGTAATTATAACGATGGAACATATCATCATACTGGTATATTTTCTGATGCATCGGATAGTCATACTTGGAAAGTTTATAAAGGATATACACCAGAACCATCGCAATCAATAGATACAACGCATGGTTCATTTACATTGGCAGATTTCCAAGCAGGAACATTAAAAGGTGCAATTGCGGCAACAAATGGGGTAGTTTCGGGTTCATCCCAAATTGATGCAACTTCAACTACGAATTGGTCAACTGGTATTAAAACACAATTAAATAGTAACACCGTTATTTCGGGTTCATCACAAATTGATGTAATGTCTACTACAAACATTGCAAGATTGGCAACAACCGGTTCAAATACATTTACTGGAACAATTTCAATTAATAGTGGTACTACTGGATTTTTAACATTAGGTGCAAGTGGTTCTTATGGTAGTATATCTAGTGGAGGTGGTGGTGGAACGATTTACCTAAATGGTTCAACTAGAGGTGGTTCAACAACAGCTGCTTCTAATACGGTAGTAGTTGCAACCGATGGTGAATTTTATATAACAAATGGTTTATCAAATTCTACTAAATTTCTTGTTGCAAGTAATGGAAATACTACGATATCCGGTACATTTACGGAAAACTCATCAATACGATACAAAGAAAATGTTGAAACTATAAAATATGGTTTAGACAAAGTTCTTCAAATGAGAGGAGTAACATACGATAAGAAAAATACAGGTGTAAGAGAAGTCGGTGTGATTGCAGAAGAAGTTTATGATGTTTTACCGGAAGTAGTTTTGAAAAATGAAGAAGGTGAAATCGATTCAGTTTCTTATGGTAGAATAGTTGGTGTATTAATTGAAGCAATAAAAGATTTAAAGAAAGAAATTGAAGATTTAAAATCAAATAGATAATGGCAAATCTTATAAATCTTACAATAAATGATACTGGTTATATAGGTTTACCATCAGGAACTTTAGCACAAAGACCGGTAACTCCATTGACGGGTTATACACGATTTAACACAACATTAGGTGCGATAGAAACTTATAATGGTTCGGTTTGGATTAATCCTGCAACCAATTTAGCAGTTGAAGGCCCAATAATATCGACAAATATGTTATTTCATGTTGATGCAGGAAATCCATTGAGCTTTAGAAACACAAATAGAATATGGCATGATATAAGTGGAAATGGTGCACATTTTTTATTTGGTGGTTCATCATCATTTAATTCATCAAATGGTGGTTCAATCGATTTTGGTGCAGGTGGTGGATATGCATATCGTGCCAATGGTATGAATTTACAACAAAATTTTACATTAGAAATTTGGTGTTATATAACTGCAAATAGTGCAGGACTTTTTGGACAAGGGCCAACCAATACATCACAAGGATTACACATATTATGGAATTCATCTGCAAGTAGAGGTATTGTTTTTGGTCTATATTCAAATGATTTGGATACACCATCTTATAATTTATCATTTAATACATGGCATCAATTTGTATTTACACATAATAGTAGTACTTCCGTAAAACAATTTTATGCAGACGGTTCTTTGATAAATTCACATACCGGTTCGGCTTCGTATGGTGGTAGTGGGCAATTTAATATTGGAAGTATATATAGTAATCCTATATATGCGAATATGCAAGGAAGAATATCAATAGCAAGAGGATATAGTACTGTATTATCTGCAAACGATATATTACAAAATTTTAACGCACAAAGAAGTAGATATAATTTATAATGGCAACATTTAAAAATTTAACAATAAATGATACTGGATACATTGGATTACCAACGGGTAGTACTGCGGAACGGCCATCCGCATCCAATGGATATTTAAGATATAATACCAGCTTGGGTAGACCTGAAATTTATGCTGGCGGATGGGTTAATCCTGCACAAAGAAATGAAAGTTATTTGTATTACTATGAAGGTAGAGATGCAAACTCATATACTGGAAATTGGAATAATACAACAACTTATTCAATGTTAAATTTTGGTGGATTGGGACATGTAACTGCACATGGTTGGTCTACCGGTCCTGCAACATATACTTTAACATTAAATTCAATCCCAACACATACACAAGTTAGGTATGTTGTATTTTGGCATTTGGTTGATTCATTGGACACAGAAACGAGTAATTTATATTTAATGAACTCTGGAGGAACTGAAACTGAATTTTGGAGATTTACAAAAACATATAACACAGACCCATCAACATCGGTATTACAATCAGGTGCAACTGCAACTTGGAGTGGCCCAAAATCATATACTTATAGACCTTGGGGTGGTGGAACATATAATAAAGATGGTTATGTAGTTTTTGATAGTGGATATTATGACCACACATCAACATCATTTACTGCAAGACATGTGTGTGGTGCAGACCAAGCACAAGCCGATGAGGCAATGTATCTTTCACACGTTCAATTATGGATAAGATAATATGGCAACACTTAAAAATACACAAATAACAAGTAATTCTGGGTATATCGCATTACCATCAGGAACAGGTACACAAAGACCATCACCATCAACTGGTATGTTGAGATATAATTCATCTCGTTCTGAAACCGAAGTTTATGATGGTAGTAAATGGATAAGTGCTCAAAAGAAATCGGAAAGATATAACACATCTGGATTGGTATGTTTTATAGATGCAGGAAATCCACAATGTTATAGTGGTAATGGAACTACATTAACGGATTTATCTGGAAACGGAAATAATTTAACTTTACCTGGTTCAGGTGTAACTTTTAATACAAATAGTGGTGGTTCATTGTATTTTGATGGAACTGCAAGAGCAAATGTTGCACATCATAGTTCTTTGGATTTTACATCTACACAACAATATACTGCATTAATTTGGGTAAATCCATCATTGGGTGGAGGAACTTGGCACGGTTTAATTAGTAAAGGAAATTCACAACAATATGCAGCAACTTTAAATAGTCCAAGTAAATATATACATTATGAAACCAATTATTCATTAGGTCCAATAAATACACCTACAAATTCAATTGAAGGAAGTAAATGGCAACAAGTTGTAATTAGACACGATGGTTCTTCAAAGGCAACATTTATTAACACAATAAGATGTTCATATGTAACGGGAACAGTCAGTTCTACTACAAATACCGAAACTTTAAGATTTGGTGAAGGAAATGATGGTGAGTTATTGATTGGATATTTGGGTGCTGTAATGGTTTATAATAGAGCATTGAGTGATGAAGAAATTGGAATGATATTCAATGAACAAAGAGGAAGATATGGAGTTGATGCACCTTTGGGTTCAGCGTTCAATCCAGCAGACTCTGCAGCAACTATCAAAGCAATGAATACAAATGCACCGGATGGTGTGTATTATATAAATCTACCAACGGCTGGCCCGACTAAAACATATTGTATTATGGATAGTGCATATGATGGTGGTGGTTGGATGTTGACAATGAAAGCAACAAGAGGAACTACTTTTAATTATGGTGCAAGTTATTGGACAACCAGAAACACATTGAATCCTGCTAATTTAAATTTAGACGATGGTGATGCAAAATACGATGCATTCAACTATTTTCAAGGTTCAGATTTGATGGCAAGATGGCCAGATATTAGTGCAGGTGGTAGTATATCCGGAGTAGGTGTTTGGACATGGTTGGAAAAAAGTTTTAATAGTGGTAGAGCTAGTTCCAGAACCGATTTAGTAGATTTTTTTACTAATGCGGGTACATATGAAAGTGGGGATGGTGGAACTTATGGTGGATATTTTATCAGAGATGCAAAAACATTTACCGGATGGGCAAGTGGAGTGTTCTCAAGTCAGGTAGATATTAGATTTTATGGATTTAATTTTAGAAATAATCCATTATATTTTGGTACAACCGATGCTAAAGTAAGATGGGGATTTGGTTGGAATGAGAATGGTGAAGGTTTGTATTCATCTCCATCCACATTGGCAGTTGGTCCATATAGAGGTTCGGATGATGTGAGTGGTGGTATTGGTATGGATAGTAGATATGGAAACTATTCGGGTGGTGATATGATTGGGTGTTGTCAAGATACAACTGGTATCAATAGAAGTGCAAGAGTAGAAGTCTATATTAGATAATTAAAGAAAAAAGATATTATTATATTTATAAGAAACATAAAAGAATTAAATGGCAGCGATATTTCAATTAAGAAGAGGTTCGGGTTCAGTATCTTTGGTAGATGGTGAATTGTATGTTAATAAAGGACCTGATTCGTTACAATATGCGGTAGGCGATAGAGAAATTACTTTAGCAAAATTAGATGAGTCAAATACGGGTTCATTTAATTTGAGTGGAGATATTACAGCATCTAATGCATATTTTACAAACAATGTTAAAATTGATGGTAAAATTACTGTCGGTAATGAAACGGGTGATACACTTAATATCGTAGCAAGTTTAAGTTCTTCTTTAATTCCAAGCGGTTCCAAATTATTTGATTTAGGTAGTCAAACAAATTATTATAAAACTTTATATGTAGAAACAATATCATCATCTTTCATTTCGGGTTCTATTGCAGGTGTTGGAAATATAGAATTATTTTCATCATCAATAGATAATAGAGTTGATAGATTAGAGGCATCATCATCTTTATATGATAATGCAATGTCTGGTTCAAAGAGATTATATGTTTCTCCAAGTGGTAGTGATAGTAACGATGGTTCTGACCCATCTGTTCCATTTAGAACAATTAAAGCAGCAGTTGAATCATTGGGTTCAGCAGTTTTTTCAAATGTAAAGAGATATACGATATTTGTAGGTAGTGGTGAATATACTGAACAAAACCCAATCGCAGTTCCTCCTGGAGTTGCAATTGTTGGTGATACATTAAGAACGGTAAGATTAACTGCAGCAAATCCAACAAAAGATTTCTTCCATTGTCACGATTCAAACTATTTTTATGGTTTGAGATTTTTAGATTTAAAACATCCTGCATTCGCATTTTCATTTCCAGCATCTACTGCAACTTCAACAATAAGTGGTGGTAGTATAAATTCTATTTCAGTTGTTCATTCTTTAAGTGGATATACCGATGGAACTGGACAAGATTTAGGAATTATTATAGAAGGACCGGATAATAGTGGAAGTATAGCAACTGCAACAGCAGATGTTGCCGGTGGTATTATTACTCAAATAAACATAGTAAATGCCGGAACAAACTATTCAGCAAACGAAAAACCACACATTTCAATACCTGCACCTGTTGCACAAAGACCGGTAATTACAACATCACCATATGTTCAAAACTGTTCTTCAATCACAGGTCCTTTCAATACATCCGGTGTTAAAGTTTTACAAGCTTTACCTTATGATGAAGCAACTTTTAATATTGATGAGCAAGGAGCCGGTGGTGGTATTAGAATAGATGGTAATTTAGTTCATCCAAATTCACCATTAGAATCATTTGTAGCAGATGCATTTACACAAGTTAATCAGGGTGGACCTGGTCATTTAGTAATTAACAAAGGATATGCACAATTTGTATCTTGTTTTACTACATTCTGTACTTATGGTTTTAAAACTGCAAATGGTGGTTTTGCAAATATTTCAAATTCAGTAATAGATTTCGGTAAATATGGTTTAGTATCTAAAACTTATTTCCCTCAAACATATAATACAGGCTCATCTTTAGAAACAAAAACTTCGACAGTAAGTGGTTTCGTGATTGATGAAAATGGAGCAGGATATACAGGTTCAATTGCAGGAGTAACAATTTCTGGTGGTGGAGCAAGTGTTCAAGCAACTGCAGAAGCAACCGTTAATGCAAATGGTTCAATTGATGAAATCGTATTATTAACTGCTGGTAGTGGATATACATCACAACCATCGGTAACAATTGATGCACCAACAGGTGGTGGAGCAATACAAGCTACAACTGTTGCTGGTAAAGCATTGATTAGTGGAGTTAGTGAAATATTAATCGGATTGGATAGTGGTAGTAGAGGTGTTGATATTTCTTCAAATATGATTTTAAATGGTGTTGATTATTTGGTAACCGATGTACAAGAAGTAAGTGGACAACCAAGTAGAAGGAGAGTAACAACATATCCAGCACCACCATCAGTACAAACAAACGACCAAATTAAATTCCACCAATTATCAAACATCTCAACGGGTGGATTGGTAATGGAATATGTTGGTAGTGGTGTAACATACAACGCACTTCCAAAATATGGTGGAGTTCCTGTTAGAACAAGAGAGATAAACGAATTTGCACCTGGTAGAGTATTTTATTCGACAGTAGATAATATAGGTAATTTAAAAATTGGTGATTTCTTTTCAGTTAATCAATTAACCGGTGAAGTTACAATTGATGCAAACTCATTTAATCTTTCAGGACTTAACGCAATTGGGCCATTTAGAAGAAATGGTGTAGCAGTTGGTGTAGTATTACAAGAAGTAAGTAATAATACTACATTATTAAATTCACAAGGTTTATATGGTGAAGATACCGTACCAACACAATACGCAGTTAAAGAATATGTAAATGCATATACTGCATCTACAAATATTCGTTTAGATAATTTAGAAATAACATCGGCTAGTGTAAAAACATCAGTAGCAGAATTAAATTCTTATACTGCATCATTAAAAACCGCAATTCAATTAACAGGTTCGACTGTTTCATTCTTAGGAAATATTGTTGTATATGGTACACAATCTATAATTAATTCAGAAAACTTAGCAGTTGCTGATAACTTAATTTATCTTAACAACGAATCGGCTGTAACAAATCCTGATTTAGGTATTGTTGGTAATTATAATGATGGAACATATGCACATACAGGTATATACAGAGATTCATCGGATGGTATTTGGAGAGTATTTAAAGGGTATACTGCAGAACCAAGTGGTAATATAGATTTAAATGAAGCATCTTATAGATATGCTGATTTTTATGCAAATGAAATTAGTGCATCTTCATTGGTTGGTATTGGAAATATAACCACATATTCAACTTCGGTAGATAGCAGATTGGATAGTTTAGAAACAAATTCAACAAATGTTGGTGTTTCAATAGATAGTTTAAATGAATTTAGTGCAAGTGTAACATCTTCATTAGAAAAAATATATCAAACAACATCTTCATTAAACGCATATACAGAAAGTGTATCATCTTCAATCGGTTGGTTAAATCAACATTCCGAAAGTTTAAATATATGGAGTGGTAGTATTAATAGTTTTAGTGGAAATGTAAATACAAGATTTGATAATTTACAAACATATACTACATCGGTAGATGGAAGATTTACAACTTTAGGAACTTATACTGGTTCCGTTGATACAAGATTTACAACATTACAACAAGTAACTGCATCGTTACTATCATATACGGCATCGGCAAACGAATGGAGTGGAACAATTGATACAAGATTTACGACATTACAACAAGTAACATCATCAATTTTACAATATACTGCATCTGTTTCGGAAAGTGTTAGAAATTTAAATATTTTCTCAAGTTCTTATTATGTTGATAGTGCAAGTTTTGATTACAGAATATCAATTTTAGATCCAGGTAACTTAGATGATGTATTATTAGGATTGAATCAACATACTGCATCGGCTAATACAAGATTTACCGAAATTGGTATCGTAACTGGTTCATTGATAAATTCTGCTTCTAATGCTTCAACTAGATTGACATCATTAGAAACTGAAACATCGAATTTAGAATTATACACTCAATCGGTAGAAAATAGATTTACAAATTTAGCTTCATACACAGGAAGTGTAAATAATACAATTGCATCATTAAACTTATTTACTGAATCTGCAGATGTTAGATTAGATAATATTGAATTATTTACATCTTCTATTAATACAACTATTAAAGCAAAATTAGATGCAGATGGTGTGTTAAGTGGTTCTGCTCAAGTATTAGGAAATTCAACAATACATAGTGGTTCTATTGGTAATTATCAATTTAATTCGATAGGTGTTGGAACGGAATCTTCGACTGTTGCGGGTGAAATTAGAGCTGCAGGTGATGTTACTGCATATTACTCATCGGATATCAGATTAAAAGAAAATATTAATCCAATTGATAATGCATTGACAAAAGTTGAAATGATTAGTGGTAATACATATGATTGGAAAGAAGGATTCGAACAAATACATTCTAATAAAGGAAGAGATGTGGGAGTAATAGCGCAAGAATTAGAAAAAGTATTACCAGAAGTAGTTACCGAAAGAGAAACTGGATATAAAGCAGTTAATTATGAAAAAATTGTTCCACTTTTAATTGAAGCAATAAAAGAATTATCTGCAAAAATTCATAGATTGGAAAACAAATAGATATTTATAAGGGTATATGGGATTTTTCTGTATTTTAAAGTAAAAAAAGTAAAATAGATGGCACTTAAATTTAGACGTGGGACAACTGCACAACAATCAGGTTCGTTGGTATTTGGTGAACCATATGTAAACACCACACTAGGAACATTGATAGTTGGTGGACAAAACGGAGATATCGTACTATCGACATCTGGTACAGGAAGTACAGGTAATTTCGGAGCAATCTCAGGTTCTGGATTAGATATTACCGGAAACGCAAATATAGGTGGTAATTTGAATTTAGGTGGACAATTAACAATCGGTGATAATACTTCTGACACCGTTAATGTTGTGGCATCTTTGAGTTCTTCACTTATTCCACAAACAACTAACGCATTTGATTTAGGTTCTGTCGATAAAATTTGGAGAGACCTTTACATCTCAACAGGTTCAATTAAAGTTGTTGCAAATGGTGCAGTTGTATCGACACTATCTACAAATGCGGATGGTTCTCAAAATTTTCCAAATGGTTTGAATATATCAGGTTCTCTAATCGTAACAGGTTCGATTAGCACAACGGCTGATAGAATTAATATAGGTCCAGGAATCGGAAGCCCTGCAACTTATTTTCAAGTAGGTAGAGTTGGTGGTGTAAATATGGAAACCAACACATTGTTAGGTTTTAATGCAATCACATCATCCGATGCATCTCTCTCAAACGATACGGCTATTGGTTATAATGCATTAAAGTCAATTACACAGGCTACTAGTAATACTGCAGTAGGTGCCAATGCTGGAACAAATTTAGTAAATGGTAATTATAATACACTTATAGGAGTTAGTGCTGGACATTGGCTTTCTGAACAAGAATTCGCAGTAATACCCACAGATAATACTTACATGGGTGCATCTGCCGGAAGAAACCATAGAACAGGAAGTCAAAACGCAGCTTTTGGAGCTTATGCATTATATGGTAATGTTAGTACAAAAGATTCAAATAAGTTTGATAATAACACAGCAATAGGTCGAGCAGCGGGTAATAAAATAAACGGAGTTTCTTCTAATAATATATACATTGGTGCATCTGCAGGACCCACAACTTACACAGAAGAAAGTTATAAATTTTATGTAGGTAATGGTGATAGTGACCAACAACCATATATGTTTGGTAATATGACCAATGCAAGCAGAAGTTTAGATATTAACGCAGGATTAAAAATATCAGGTTCATTGGTTGTATCTGGTTCTACATTTTTTAAACAAAAAGTTAGAATAGGAAACAATATCGGTAATAGTTTAAATTCACAGTTTGATAATGCATTAGAAATAGGTAGTAATCCTGATATTAATGCAGGTGGGGCAATTTTCTTAGGCAATAACATTGGAACATCTACGTGGGCAATTTTATCCGATACAACCAATGATTTTCAAATTGCAAATAATAATTCATTTAATACTAGAGCAATAATATTATCTAATACTGATAATAAAGTAACATTTTTATACAGTGGTTCATTAGCTGATGAAGGTGCCGGATTTCATAATATTAGATTTGATGAAAATGGAATTATACCATATGCTGCAAATCAATATGATTTGGGTTCTGAAACTAATTATTTTAGAGATTTATACATCTCAACGGGTTCAATTAAAGTAGTAGCAAATGGCGCAGTTGTATCGACACTATCTACAAATGCGGATGGTTCTCAAAATTTTCCAAATGGTTTAAGTGTAACGGGTTCACTAAAAGTGAGTGGTTCAGTTAAAATAGGAGAGGCGGGATACATAAAAGATACTTTAGGTAGTATTCATATGTACACATCCGGTGCAAACTATAATAATGGTGGTCAAATACAATTTGGAGGAATATCAGGAAGTGCAGCAACGGGAGTAGACAACTACATTAGTTTCAATGGTGCACCAACTACTGCAGCTTCTAATACATCGGTTACTATATGGGGAGATAATTCAGGCGGTGGTGCAGCCCTTTTCTTAAATAGAAAAAGTTCTCAAGGTGTAGAAAGTTGGGGATATACCCCATGGACAATTGGTGTGGACTTAGGTGCTACATCAACACCTAACGGATTATATATAGGTACAGGAAACACATTTTTAAATAGGTCGATAGAATTTAATTATAAAGGATTAACGCCAAACATTTTATTTTCAGGGTCCGGTATTATACCAGCTGAAGCTAATATTTACGATTTAGGAACTCCAACAAAACCTTGGAGAGAAATATATGTTTCAACTGGTTCAATTAATTTTGTAAATAATGGAACAGTTGTATCTACATTATCTACTAATCCGGATGGCTCTCAAAATTTTCCAAAAGGTTTGAATATATCGGGTTCTTTAATCGTAACCGGTTCAATCACTGCTACGGGTGATGTAGTAGCTTACTCAACTTCAGATAAAAGACACAAAAATAATATCGTTGTAATTTCAGATGCTTTATCAAAAGTAACTAAATTAAATGGTGTAACTTGGGAATGGAATGATGATGTTGATGTAATAACTAAAGAAACACCTAAGACTGGTTTGATTGCACAAGAAGTGCAAGAAGTTTTACCGGAAGTGGTGAAAGAAAGAGAAGATGGTTTCTTAGCATTAGATTATTCAAAAATGATGGGTTTAATGGTAGAAGCAATCAAAGAACAACAAGAACAAATTAATTCTTTATTAACAAAGATAAACGAATTGGAAAATAAATAAATATTTATTGTTATAATAAACATTTTTAACCGTACTAAAAAAAAGGTAAACTAGATGGCACTTAAATTTAGACGTGGGACAACCGCACAGAAATCAGGTTCGTTGGCATTCGGAGAACCATATGTAAACACTACATTAGGAACTCTACAAATCGGTGGACCTACCGGTGATATCACGCTAAGTTCAACGGGTACAGGAAGTACGGGTAATTTTGGAGCAATTTCCGGCTCTGGATTAGACATTACCGGAAACGCAAACATTGCAGGTAACTTAACATTGGGTGGACAATTGACAATAGGAGATAATACATCCGATGTTGTTAATGTTGTAGCATCTTTGAGTTCTTCTCTTATACCATCTGAAACAAATGTGTTTGATTTGGGTTCTGCAACAAAAATTTGGAGAGACCTTTATATTTCAACAGGTTCAATTAAATTAGTAAACCCAACAAATAATACGGTTGTTAGTACAATTTCCACAAATGCAGATGGAACAACTAGCTTTGATGGGTTGGTTCGTGCAAATCAAGGTATATTCATACCAAATAGTGTACAAGTAAGTGGTACAGGTGGTTTGGGCATTGGTGGTTATGGTGATAGATTGATGTTAGGAACTTCTGGTAGTGCAGGAGTGGGACAACAAAGTTTGATTTTTGCGGATACTAATAGTCACGCATACACATTCCCAGCAGCAGATGGTACTATTGCTTTAACAACGGATTTAAGTTCAGGAACAACTTCAGTTTCTAACTTAAACTCATTTAGCTCTTCAGCTTTAACTAGATTTGGTAATTTAGAATCTATATCAGCAAGTTTATTAGTTGAAACTGCAAACTTGGAATTGTTTACTGCAAGTTTAAGTACAACTTCTAATGTAAGATTTGGTTCATTGGGTATTGGAATGGTAGCAAGTGGTACAAGTGGTAGAATAGATGCAGCAAATGATATCGTAGCATTTTCAACTTCAGATGTTAGATTAAAAGAAAATATCGTTGCAATTCCAAACGCAATCGACAAAATTAGAAAGATTAGTGGTAACACTTATGATTGGAGAGCAGAATTGAAAGATGTTCATGGATATGAAGGAAATGATGTGGGAGTTATTGCACAAGAAGTTGAAGCAGTATTACCACAATTAGTACAAGATAGAGATAACGGATATAAAGCCGTAAAATATGACAAATTAGTTGCATTATTAATCGAAGGTATTAAAGAGCAACAACAACATATCGATAATTTAACAATTCAAGTAGAAGAGTTAAAGAAACAAAAAGGTTTATAATTTAATGTATGATGTTTACTACACCACCGCTGGAGGACCTTGGTTTAACAGCGGTGCTGATATATGGGTAACTGAATGGATAAAAGAAGTGGCACCTCACTTAGAAGTAAAGCCACTTTTACTTTTCCATAGAAAAAAACCTGTAAATTACGAAGAATTTCCAATTGATATTGACCATATTTGGGAAACCAACGAAGATGAAATTATTAAAATCTTTGATGGTGCCAGAAAAATACACATTCTTCATGGTCATTACACACCGACAAAAGCTGTTTATCAAAATTTGGATAAGATTGATTCTATTGTTTTCCATAATCTTACTAAAGTTTCTTTAATTGCACAAATGCAAAAGGAAGAATATTTGCATTGGTATGGTAATTGGGAATATGAAAGTGAATTGATTAATAAAATCAAAAATAAAATTTGGGTAGGGTTATATCATTTTCCATATGAAACGGAAAATTTACATCATATTCCAAATTCTTATGAGTTTACAGAAAATAAACAATTAATAGATTCGTTTAATGTAGGATTTGCAGCTAGAGCAGAAGGTAGAAAAAATCCAGAATATATGGATGGTTTGCCAAGTTTTATTTCCACTAATTCGGAAACATTTAATAAATATTACAAACAAAAATACGGATATAAATTTGAAAAATCGAAAATATATAAATTTGATTTTAAATTCAAAAATAGATTTTATGGACTTGATTGGGGGATATCTCATTCTTGCTTTGAATATGAACCATTTGGATATGGGATATTTGAAGCAGTGGATTGGGGTAAACTTCCGATATTACATGAAAAATGGCACGTTCCTCTTGATTACAAATATAAAGCAGATAGTGCCGAATCATTTAAACAAACATACGAAACAATTTGTAAAGATGATTATGAAACCCGTAAAGAGCAATTTAATAAATTAAAAAATTGGATGAAAACTCATTTTTCAGACAAACAATTGTGGAAACAAAAACTTTTAGATATTTATAACAGATAACTTATACTATTATGGCAAGAACCAATTTATCATTAGGAAATTTATATAGAGCAGTAAGTGGTTCGGTAAGAACAGGCGCTGTTTCTTTGGGTGGATTAAATGGAGGTACATCAAATACAAATATGCAAGGATTCTCATTTGATTCCGTTGTAGTAACCGTTCCAACATTTACATATATTGTAGAAAGCAC